ATCCTATGGGATGTGTTACCTTAAGAACAGGCGTTCCGGGTTTTCTTTCATGGCCTCAGGAGAGGTGGTTAACTTGGCAACCATATCAAGTGACAGTAGGTATGGTATATTATCAAAGTCCGGTCCTGATGCAAAGACGATGTTCACAGATAAGGTGGTACCCATATCGGTTAATTACCCCTTCTTTTTCAAACCGATCCAGGACGGTATGGACCGTCCAAAGACCGAGCTTGCCTACCGTGTCCCCGCAAGTAAGCTCACAAGGCGGAAACTCATTGCCAACGAAACCGCCCCGGATTTACAAGGACTTGACACCACAATCGATTGGAAAAATACCGGTGACAACTCCTATGATGGAGAGAAACTTAAACTCCTCGTCCATGATGAATCGGGTAAATGGGAAAGGCCGAACAACATCCTCAACAACTGGAGGGTTACGAAAACCACGTTAAGATTAGGTAGTAGAATAGTTGGTAAATGTATGATGGGGTCAACGAGTAATGCTCTTGACAAAGGAGGAGATAACTTTAAAAAATTATATTACGATTCAGATGTCACACAAAGAAACGCCAACGGACAGACTCGTTCGGGATTATATAGTTTGTTCATACCTATGGAATGGAATTACGAAGGATACATTGATTCTTATGGAATACCTGTATTCGAAACACCGAAAGAAATTACAAAAGGACCTCAAGGAGATGTTATAAATATAGGTGTAATTGATTATTGGCAAAATGAAGTTGATGGTTTAAAAGATGATCAAGACGGTTTAAATGAATTTTATAGACAGTTTCCGCGTACTGAAAAACACGCGTTTAGAGATGAAGCAAAACAATCTTTATTTAATCTTACTAAAATATATCAACAAATAGATTTTAATGAAGATGTTAAAAATAAATCTTTAATAACACGAGGTAGTTTCCAGTGGGAAGGAGATGTTAAAGACACGTTTGTTAGATTTGTTCCAAATAATAATGGAAGATTCTTAGTGTCATGGGTTCCGCCTACAACGCTACAAAACCGTGTAATTATAAAAAATGGAGTTAAATATCCAGGCAACGAACATATAGGTGCTTTTGGTTGCGACTCTTACGATATATCTGGAACAGTAGATAATAGAGGTTCTAAAGGAGCTTTTCATGGATTAACAAAGTTTAGTATGGAAAATGCTCCGGCTAATATGTTTTTTTTAGAATATATAGCAAGACCTCAAACTGCTGAAATATTTTTTGAAGATGTATTAATGGCTTTACATTTTTACGGTATGCCAATACTTGCAGAAAATAATAAACCTAGGTTATTGTATTACTTAAAAAGAAGAGGATATAGAAAATTCTCTATAAATAGACCTGATAAAGTTTATAATAAATTATCAGTTGCAGAAAAAGAAATAGGTGGTATACCTAATTCAAGTGAAGATATTAAACAAGCTCACGCCGCTGCAATTGAAACGTATATAGAAAATCACATTGGCTTATTAGAAAATGGTTATGGTCAAATGTATTTTCAAAGAACACTTGAGGATTGGTCACAATTTAATATTAATAATAGAACTAAGCATGATGCCAGTATTAGCTCTGGACTAGCTATAATGGCGTGTAATAAAAACAAATATACACCAGTTCACAAAACGCAAAAGCAACCTGTCGTATTATCTTTTAATAAATATAATAACGATGGATATATTTCAAAAATAATAAAATAGATGATTTATACTAACACTAATAGTTCTTTCCCAAGTCAGGTAGTATCTGACGCAGAGAAACAAAGCTATGAATATGGTTATGCCGTTGGAAGAGCTATTGAAAATGAATGGTTCCGAGGAGATAGAGGACTAGGCGTTGGAGGTAGGTTCGGAAACAATTGGCAATACTTTCATCAATTAAGACTGTATGCTAGAGGTGAGCAGTCAGTACAAAAATATAAAGATGAATTATCAATTAATGGTGATTTATCATATCTTAATTTAGACTGGAAACCAGTAGCTGTATTATCTAAGTTTGTAGATATTGTAGTTAATGGAATGACAGACAAAGGTTATCAAATAAAATCTTTTGCTTCAGACCCTTATGCTGTAAGTCAAAGAACTGAGCATGCTGGCGCTATAGCTGAAGATGCTTTTTTGCAGGTAATTTAATAGCACAAGCTAAAGAAAGATTAGGTATAGATTTAAAAAGAACTGAAATACCAACAGAACAATTACCGCAAACAAAAGAAGAATTAGAGTTGCACATGCAACTAAATTATAAACAAGCTATTGAAATAGCTGAAGAAGAGTTAATACAAAACGTTTTAGATTATAATAAATATGATGAAATTAAAAAACGTATTGCTCAAGATTTAGTTATATTAGGTATTGGTGCTGTTAAAACAGATTTTAATTTAGCAAATGGTATTACAGTTGATTATGTTGATCCTACTAATTTAGTTTATTCTTATACAGAAGATCCTAATTTTGAAGATTTATATTATGTAGGTGAGGTTAAATCTATGAGTTTACAAGAAGTTAAAAAACAATTTCCACATTTAACTGATAGTGAACTAGAAGAAATACAAAAATATCCAGGTGATTCTAATTATACTAGAGGTTATTATGGCATAGATGATGACTATAATAATATACAAGTTTTATATTTTGAATACAAGACTTACACGAACCAAGTATTTAAAATAAAACAAACAGATCAAGGATTAGAAAAAGCTATAGAAAAAGATGATAGCTTTAATCCACCTGATAATGAAAACTTTGATAAAGTACATAGAGCTATTGAAGTATTATATAGCGGCGCTAAAGTATTAGGCTATAATAAGCTTTTAAAATGGGAGCTTTGTGAGAATATGACTAGACCTTTTAGTGATCAAACCAAAGTTCAAATGAACTATAATATTTCAGCACCAAGAATGTACAAAGGTCGTATTGAAAGTGTTGTAAGTAAATGTATTGGCTTTGCTGATATGATACAGCTTACTCATTTAAAGATACAACAAGTATTAGCTCGTATGGTTCCAGACGGTGTATTTGTAGATGTTGATGGGCTTGCTGAAGTTGATTTAGGTAATGGTACAAACTATAATCCTCAAGAAGCTTTAAACATGTACTTCCAAACAGGTAGTATTGTAGGTAGAAGTTTAACGCAAGATGGTGATCCTAATAGAGGTAAAGTACCAATACAAGAATTACAAACATCTTCTGGTATAAGTAAAATACAAGCACTTATACAAACGTATCAATATTATTTACAAATGATACGTGATGTGACCGGATTAAATGAAGCTAGAGACGGTAGTCAACCAAACAAAGATGCTTTAGTTGGTTTACAGAAATTAGCGGCAGCAGCTTCTAATACTGCTACTAAACATATCCTGCAATCATTAATGTATTTAACTGTTAGAACTTCAGAGAATATTAGTTTAAGAGCAGCTGATAGTTTAAACTTCCCATTAACTAAAAATGCTTTAATGAACTCTATAAGTTTATTTAATGTTAATACATTGGAACAAATAGAAAAATTAAACATGCATGAGTTTGGAATATTCTTAGAGCTTGAACCAGAAGAAGAAGAAAAACAAATGCTTGAGCGCAACATACAAATAGCTTTACAATCAGGTGGTATTGATTTAGAAGATGTTATAGATATTAGAGAAATATCTAATATTAAATTAGCTAATCAAATGCTTAAAATAAAACGCAAGCAAAAACAAGAAGCTGATAAACAAGCTCAGTTACAAAACATACAAGCGCAAGCTACAGCTAACGCGGATGCTTCTGAAAAAGCAGCGCTAGCAGAAGTTCAAAAACAACAAGCATTAACAGAAAGTAAATTGCAAATTGAACAAGGTAAATCTCAATTTGAAATACAGCGAATGCAAACAGAAGCTGAAATTAAAAAACAATTAATGGCTGAAGAGTTTAATTACAATATACAACTTGCAGAAGCTAGAGCAAAAGTTGAAAGACAAAAAGAAAAAGAAATAGAAGATCGTAAAGATGAGCGAGCTAGAATAATTGGCACGCAGCAATCTCAAATGATTTCACAACGTCAAAATGATGAGCTGCCAAAGAATTTTGAGTCAGCTGGTTTTGATTCGTTAGGAGGATTTGGACTAGAACAGTTTGAACCTCGTTAAAAAAGTTTTTATTAATTTTATATTATTTTATTATGGCTGAAGAAACAGTAAAACAAGAAGGTGAATTTACTTTAAAAAATAAAAAAGTAAAACCAAAACAATTAGGTAAATCTTCTGATCAACCCACTAAAGTTAATTTAAAAGAACCTTTAGTTGAATTACCAGAAGATGATATTAAAAAAGTAGTAATTAAAAAAGAAGACGATGCCGTTCAAGCACAAGAGACAAATGATAGCGATGTTGCTGTCGAAGAACCCAAAGACAGTGGCGACAGCGAAGGAGTGGTTGAAGAAATACGGGCCGCCGAAGAAGTAGAATCTCCTTTAACAGTAGTTGAAGAAGATGAAAAGCCTAAGCAAGAAGTAAAAGAAACTAAACAAGAAGTTAAAGAAGTTGTAAAGCAAAAGCCTTTACCAGAAAATGTTGAAAAATTAGTTTCGTTTATGAAAGAAACAGGTGGTAGCGTTGAAGATTACGTTAGATTAAATGCTGATTATTCAAATGTAGATAACAATACTTTAATCAGAGAATATTATAAACAAACAAAACCTCATTTAGATTATGACGATGTAAATCTTTTATTGGAAGATTTTTCTTATGATGAAGAACTAGATGAGCCAAAAGAAGTACGCAAAAAGAAAATTGCGTTTAAAGAAGAGGTTGCAAAAGCCAAAACCTTTTTAGATGGACTTAAGAGTAAGTATTACGACGAGATCAAGTTGAGACCGGGCGTTACTCAAGACCAGCAAAAAGCTATGGACTTTTTTAATCGATATAACAAGGATCAAGAAGTTGCTCAACAAAGACACAAAGAATTTTTAACTAAAACAAATGAGTTTTTAAACGATGATTTCAAAGGTTTTGATTTCAATGTCGGAGATAAAAAATTTAGATATGGTGTTAAAAATCCTAAACAAGTAGCTGAAAGTCAATCAGATATTTCTAATTTTATTAAGACGTTCTTAAATAAAGAAGGAAAAATATCAGACTATTCTGGTTACCATAAAGCTTTGTATGCAGCTAAAAATGCAGATACTATTGCTCAACATTTTTATGAGCAAGGTAAAGCAGATGCTACTAAAGATATAATAGCTAAATCTAAAAATATATCTAATGAGCCTAGAAAAACAGCTTCAGGCGATGTATTTATTGGTGGTTTAAAAGTTAAATCTATAAGTGGTATTGATTCTTCTAAGTTAAAAATAAAAACAAGGAAATTTAAATAATTAAAAATTAAAAAAAATGAGTTTAACTCCACAATTTGGAACAATAACTCCATCACAAAAGCAACAAATTCTCTCTGATAATTTCTTGTCTTTTAATGGTGGGGCAAATCCTGGTGACTCTGATTCGTTCGCGCAACAGTATTTACCAGAGATTTATGAGCAAGAAGTAGAGCGTTATGGAAACAGAACGTTATCTGGCTTCTTAAGAATGGTCGGTGCAGAAATGCCAATGACCTCTGACCAAGTAATCTGGTCTGAACAAAATAGATTACATGTAGCTTATACAGGTGTTGTAACAAGATCTGCTGCTGCAAGTACATTAACTATCCCAACGGGTGGTGCTGGTATCAATTTTAAAGAAAATGTTATTTCAGTAAACCAAACAATTGTTGTTATGGATCCTGGCACAGGATTAGAGGCAAAATGTTTAGTTACTTCATCTAACGCTGGTACAGGTACTAACGAAGGGTTTATTACAGCAAAACCTTATGGTGCTGCTAACTTATCTGATTTGAACTTCTTAGATACTATGGACGATCTTAAAGTATTTGTTTATGGTTCTGAATATGCTAAAGGAGTAGCTGTAGCTAATCAATCAGGTACTAACGAAGGATACGTAAGTATTACTCCTTCTTTCACTCAATTCTCTAACAAGCCAATTATTATTAGAAACAAATATGTTGTATCTGGTTCTGATACTGCACAAATTGGTTGGGTAGAAGTTGCGACTGAAGATGGAACTTCTGGTTATTTATGGTATCTTAAAGCTGAGTCTGAAACAAGACTAAGATTTGAAGATTACTTAGAAATGGCTATGGTA